CTCACGTGCGCGCGGCGGGGAAATCCGACGCTGTTTTTGAGGGGGCGTGACATGGGGCGAAAATCCAAGCCCACGGCGATCAAGATTCTGGAGGGAACGCACCGCGGCCCGGCCAAGCGTGAGCCGTCCGCCCCGCCCGGTGCGCCGCCGATGCCAGACCGGCTGAATGTTGAGCCGTTGGCTGTGGCTAAGTGGAACGAACTTGTTGACATCCTTTGCAAGATGAACGTCTTGACCACTGGCGACGGCGAGGCACTTGCGACGCTGTGTGAAGTTCATGCGGCAGCGCAGGCATGTTTGCTTGAACTGCGGGTCAGCGGTCCAACGATCAAGACAGACCTAGGCGGTGTGAAGCCAAACCCCGCCGGCAGTTTGTATCGCGGGCTCGTTGTTTTGCAGGCCAGCCTGATGGGAGAGTTTGGTCTGACGCCGAGCAGCAGGGTGAAACTTGGCACGAAAGCCGAAGCCCCGAAAGACGACCTCGAAGCGTTCTTCGCCTCCGAAGGTGCCTAGCCTTTCGCCGGCTGGCGAGGCTAAGTACCGGCGAGCGGTGCGATTCTTTGAGGGCGTGCTGCGTCACTCCAAGGGCCAGCATTCCGGCGAGCACTTCACTCTACTGCCGTGGCAGCACGACATTTTCCGCGAGCTCTTCGGCAGGCTGAAGCCCGATGGCATGCGGCAGCATCGCGTGGCCTACATTGAGGTGCCCAAGAAGAACGGAAAAAGTACGTTGCTTGCGGGACTCGCCTTGTACATGCTCCTGGCCGACGAGGAGCCGGGGGCGGAAGTCTACGGTGCGGCCTGCGACCGCGAGCAGGCTGGCATCATCTACCGCGAGGCAGCCGCTATGGTGCGGGCCTCGCCGGCACTGTCCAAGGTGCTCGAGGTGGTGGACAGTCGGAAGACGATCATTCACCGGGCCAGCAACTCGTTCTACCGGGTGCTCTCGGCTGATGCGTTCCGTGCCGAGGGGCTCAACATTCACGCCCTTCTCTTTGACGAGCTGCACGCCCAGCGTGACCGGCGGCTGTGGGATGCCCTGCGGTACGGCGGCGCAGCTCGCCGGCAGCCGCTTCTGCTGTCAATCACGACGGCGGGCGAGCTGGACCGTAAGGCGCTCTGGTGGGAGCAACGGACCTATGCCGAGCGGTGCAAAGCCGACCCGACGCTGGACCCTTCGTTCTACGGCTGCGTCTACAAGGCCGACGAGGCGGACGATCCATTTGACGAGGCCACCTGGCGAAAGGCGAACCCGTCGCTGGGCCACACCATCACGCTGGAGTCATTCGCGGCCGACGCCTTGGAGGCCAAGAACAGCCCCAGCAAACTCAACTCGTTTCTGCGGTATCGGCTGGACGTTGCCACGGCCTCGGACGTGCGGTGGATTCTGCCCGACAAGTGGGCCGCCTGCGGCGGGGCTCTGCGTCCGCTTGAAGGCCGCCAGGCTTTTGTCGGCTTGGACTTGGCAAGCACGACCGACCTGACGTGCGCCGTGTACCTGTTTCCCGACGACGACGGCACGTTTGACGTGCTGCCGTTCTTCTGGGCGGCAGCCGAGAACGCACAAGCCAGGGCGAGGAAGGACCGCGTGCCCTACCTCGATTGGGCCAAGCAGCAGACCGAGTACGGCCCGCTGCTGCGGCTGACCGAGGGCAATGCCACCGACTACGACACGGTGCGGCGGGACATCAACGAGATCAGCAAGCGGTTCGTGATACGGCAGATGGGGGCAGACCCGTGGAACGCCCAGCACATATGCCAGCAACTGCAAGGCGATGGCTACGACATCGTAGAGTTCAGGCAGGGCGTCGGATCAATGTCGAGCCCTTCCAAGTTTCTGGAGACGCTGGTTCTGTCGAGGAAGTTGCGGCACGCCAATCACCCGATGCTGTCGTGGATGGCCAATAACGTGTCGATTGAGATGAACCACCAGGGCGACATCAAGCCGAGCAAAGTCAAAAGCACCGAACGGATTGACGGCATCGTCGGCTTGATTGAAGCGGTCGGGCTCTGGCAAAAGGCGACCGCACCGCCTGCACCTCAAAGCTGGGAAATCCACGCCATATGATCGCCAACGCCGAGACGCCCGAAGATAAGTCGTACCGCATCATCGACCTGCGTGGCACCTACGGCGACGCCTGGAGCGAATCGCCTGCCAGAGGCCCGGCCGGCGTCCGGGTGACGCCAGAAACGTCAATGAACTGCTCGGCAGTTCTGGCCTGTGTGCGGCTAATTGCCGAGAACGTCGCCACGATTCCGCTGCACCTGTACCGGCGGCTGAGTGAGGGCGGCAAGGAACGTGCCCGCGATCTGCCGCTGTACCGCATCCTGAGCCAGCAGCCAAACGGGTGGCAGACCAGTTTTGAGTTCCGGGAGATGCTGACCGCTCACTGCCTGCTCTACGGCAACGCCTATGCCGAGATCCGCAGCGGTTCCGCCGGTGCCGTTTCGGAACTGTGGCCGCTGCACCCGTCACGCATGAAGGTGACGCAGCTCGAGGATGGCACGCTGCGGTATTGCTACCGGGAACAGAACGGCAGCGAGTCGTACTACCGGCAGGATCAGATTTTCCACCTGCGGTGGCTGTCCAACGACGGCGTGACCGGAATGCTGCCGATCAACCTCTGCCGCGACGCCATCGCCTTGGCCCAGGCCCTTGAGGCTCACGGCGGGAGCTACTTCGGCAACGCCTGCCGGCTGTCGGGCCTCATGGAATCCGACAACCCGATCACGGTCGAGACTGCCGAGCGGCTGCGTGAGCAGTTTGAGAGAATTCACAGGGGCGCTGACAGGGCTCATAGAACGGCTGTGCTGCCGCAGGGCGTGCATTGGAAGGATGTGCAGTCGAGCAACGAGGCCAGCCAGTTCCTTGAGTCTCGGGCCTATCAGACGGTTGAGATATGCCGTGCCTACCGCGTTGACCCGTCGTATGTGCAGGACAAAACCAAAGTCGGCTACGCAAGCCAGGAGCAGGCCGCCATCGACCTAGTCCAGCAGACGCTTCTGCCGTGGTTCCGCCGCTGGGAATCGGCGATCACCCGCGACCTGGTCGTGCAGGACGACGTGTATTTCGCCGAGTTTGACACTCGCGGCCTGCTGCGTGGCGATCTTTCCGCCCAAGGTGCGTGGCTGCAGACGATGCTGACCACCGGCATCTACAGCGTCAACGAGTGCCGTGAGGTTCTGAACATGAACCCGATCGGCCCCGAGGGCGATCAGCGGTACATGCAGATGAACCTGACCACGATGCAAGGCATCGCGGCCACGGCAGCCGTTGGCAACGGCGGCGAGCCTGCCCCGGCAGACAACCTTCCGCAGTCGTACACAGACAACCTGCTCGACGGCGAGACTCCGGTTGAGGGAGCCGTCAAGCCCGCAGGCCCACTGCCACGCTCTCGCAAATCCCCTAAGAAGAAGTGATCCACATGGACAACCTTGAACGCCGCTGCGTTGCCCTGCCGCTGACGATGGAAACCCGAGAAGCCGGCAAGGCGTACATCGGCGGGTATGCCGCCAAGTACAACGTGCGAAGCACGATGCTCGGCACGTTCCGCGAGCAGATCCTGCCTGGTGCCTTCACTCGTGCTCTCCAAGAGCAACAGCACCCGGTTGTGGCCCTGTGGAACCACGATCCAAACTACGTGCTCGGCTCAACCCGGAGCGGCACGCTGACGGTCAACACGGACGACGAGGGCATGCGATACAGCGTCGAGGTTCCCGACACGCAGTTGGGCCGCGATCTCTCAATTCTGATTTCTCGCGGTGACGTTTGGGGCTCGAGCTTTGCGTTCGTCATCGGTGAGGAATCGTGGGGCAAGGACGAAGACGGCACGGCCCTGCGGAGCGTTGTCTCCGTGGCGGGCATCTACGACGTGTCACCAGTTCTGCAGCCGGCGTATGAGCAGGCAACCACGGGCGTGGCGGTGCGGTCCTATGAGCGGTATCTACAATCGCACCGACCGGCGCTGAAGCTGCCGACTCTCAGCCGAAACGCCAAGGTTGAAAAGTCCATCCGCAGGTTTCTTAGACAGCATGGCTACAAAATCGGGTGACGTTTGCCAGCACTGCCGGGCCGCGAGGCTTGGCGTGTACGCATCGGCAGAGCGTGGCGGCGTATGCACCCGCTACCTGCGGTGCCCGTCATGCAGGCGGACAGCCAAGCACGTTGTGAACTCCTGCGAAATACGCCGCAGGTCTTTACCTAGTTAGGTAATAACTCGCAGCCCATTTCTGCAAGGGTTGCCATGCGTGGCCATAGGGTGCGGATAGGTCATTTACCTACCGAACACAGGAGCCACACACATGGCCGCCAGCCGCGTCAAGGAACTGCTCGACGAACTCGCCTCGACCCTCGCCGAACTTGGCATGCTCGAAGAGAGTGCGCCGACCGAAACTGCGATGGAGGGCGACGAGTACAAGTCTGCCGATGGCGAGCGCTCGCTCGTCGCGGCCGTTGAGGCCCGCCAGGCCAAGTACGACGAGCTGCTGGCAAAGGCTGAGCGGATCAAGAAGGCCATCGCCGACGAGGAGTCACGAGAGGCCCGCAAGGCTGAGCTGCTCAAGGCCCTGAATCGTGCGGCTCCGGCCGCCGAGGCTCCCGCCAAGACTTCGATCCGTGCCCTTGGTTTTCGGGGCAAGCTGCGTGCGTTCGACAACGAGCGCGACGCTTTCGTGTCGGGCCAGTGGCTGAAGGCCACGATCGGCCACGACGCCGAGGCCCGCCGGTGGTGCCAGGATCAGGGCATCGAAACCCGCGACATGGGCGGCCAGGTCAACAGCCTTGGCGGTGCGCTGGTGCCCGAGGAGTTTTCCAATACCCTCATCCGGCTTGTCGAAACCTTCGGCATCGCTCCCGGCATCGCCCAGAACATTTCGATGTCGTCGGACACCCTCCTCGTGCCTCGTCGCCTGACGGGCGTGACCGGGTACTGGATCGGGGAAAACACCACGATCACGACCAGCGACCCGACGGCGACGATGGTGCAGCTTGTCGCCAAGAAACTGGCTGCGGCCACCCGCGTCAGCAACGAGCTGCTGCAGGACAACGCCGTTTCGGTGGCTGATTGGCTTGCCCAGGAATTCGCCCTCGAGATCAGCAAGCGGACGGACGAGGCATTCTTCAACGGAACCGGCAGCAATTCCTACGGCGGCATCTGGGGCCTTCTGCCCAAGATCAACGACGGAACCCATGCCGCCGGCATCGCCACGGCGGCTGCCACGCACACCACGGTGGCAACGCTCGACGTGAGGGATCTGAACGCGGCGGTTGCCAAGCTTCCCCGCTACGCCATCGGCTCGGCCGCCTGGTACATGCACCCGAGCGTCTGGCACAACGGCCCGGCGAACCTCGCCCTGGTGCAGAGCTCGATGGGCGGCAACACCTCGGCGAACCTGCAGGACTTCAACAGCCGGTCGCCCGCGACGCTGCTCGGCCTGCCGGTTGTCTGGGCTCTCACCATGCCGACCAGCACCGACCTTTCGGCCGGTCAGATCGCCATGGTCGTCGGCGACCTGTCGCTCTCCAGCATCTACGCGACCCGGTCGCAGATGTCGATTGCGGCCAGCGACGATCGCTACTTTGAGTTTGACCAACGGGCCTACCGGGTCACCCTTAGGTGTGACATTAGCCACCACTCGATTGGCGATGCGACCACCGCTGGCCCGGTCGTGGCACTCAAGCTGGCGGCCTCCTGATCCACCTGTCCTTCCTAGGAGTTTTCAAGAATGAACCATCATTCCGGTGCCAAGTCGGTTGTGAAGGCGACTGCGAGCGTGGCCGCGTCGGCTACTTTCTCGCACGAGATCGACACGCTGGGCTTCAAGTACGCAGCCATCGACGTGGTCTACTCGCCGTTCACGGCGGCCACCGCGTCCTACGCCAGCGTGCTCAAGGTTCAGGAGTCGGACGCCAGCGGCTCGGGCCAGGCGGACATCAGCGGTCTCTCGGTCACGGCCGGTGCGGGCAGCACGACCGGCGCGGTCGTCGGGGCGGTCGCCCGGTTCAACGTCGATCTGCGTGGCCGCAAGCGGTATCTGACCGTGGTGACGAGCCCCGGCAACACCGTGGCTGTCGTCACGAACGCTCGGCTGTCGAAGGGCGAAACGCACGCCATCGACGCGACTGCGGCCAACGTCAACGACTACCGGTCGCTCTGACCGCTGGACAAGCACAGTAGAACGCCCAGAGCGGGCGGCTGGGATCGCCCGGCCGCCCGTTGGCGTTTACCTAGGAGCACCCGTGAAAGTCCACGTCGGCAGCGTTGAGCACGATTTGCGAGTCGAGGCAGCATTCAGCGTGCCTCGGCTCGGGTTTCAGGACAACTTCTTCTGCACGATCCAGAGCCTGATGCCGCTCGGCATTCGTCCAACAAAATTCACCGGCGCTTTTTGGGAACAGTGTTTGGATCGCGTCCTGCTCGACATGGTGGACCGCACGGACTGGATCTTGGCGTGCGACTTCGATTCCGTTTTTGAAGCCGACACCATCCAGCGACTGATGACGGCGGCGATGGCCAGTGGCTACGACGCTGTGGCACCGCTGCAGACCAAGCGAGACGAGGGCGTGCCGATGTTCACGCCCGAGGGTGCCGGCGGCACCATCGGCATGGTGAGCCTCGAGAACTCGTGGTTTGAGGCGGTAATTCAGCCGGTCGAGACGGCCCATTTCGGCTGCACGTTGATCCGATCTTCCGCGCTGAAGCGGACGCCAGCCCCGTGGTTTCTCGGGACGCCCAGGCCAGACGGGCACTGGGGCGACGCCCCGCCAGGCGAGGTGACCAGAACGGACCCAGACATCCACTTCTGGAGGCAGTTTCGGGCTGCCGGCAATCGCCTCGGCATCGCCCCGCAGGTGGCGATCGGGCACGCAGAACTGAAGTTCACTTGGCCGGGCCGCGACTTGAAGCCGGTCTATCAATCGCCCAGCGACTACTGGAGCAAGGGCGGCCGGCGTCCTTCGGAAGCCTGGGGATCTGTCGAGCACGGAGAGGCAAGCAAATGAAAGTGCGATTCATTCGAGCATGGAAGTCGTTCTGCGTTGGCGACGTGGTGGACGTTCCCGATGGCATGGGGACCGAACTCATCAACATCGGCCGCGTTGTCCGCGAATCAGACCCGCAGCTGACGCTCGAGACGGCCGCCGTTGAGCCCGCAGAACTCAGGACAGCAGATGTGACGCCACGGAGACGCCGCAAGTGAGATACCGCAGCCTGACTCGTGAAACGCAGCCATCGGTCGAGCCAGTGAGTCTGGCCGAGGCGAAACTGCACCTGCGCATCGACAGCGAAAACGACGACACCCTGATCCAGTCGCTGATCAGTTCTGCGCGGCAGTGGGCCGAGGACTACTGCGACCGCACGTTTGTCCTGACCCGCTGGGCCATGCGAACCGATTCGTTCTACGGGCAGGTTGGCAGCCCGGCGCAGTTCGGGTTGCGGGCAGACGGCAGCAACATTGAGGGCCGCCAGGGCGTGGTTCCCAACATGGACGTGGAGCTGCCGCGTCCGCCGATGTCTTCGGTGGCTGGCTTCACAGATGTGGACGTGACCTATACGCCCATCGCAAGCGGCACGACAGCGACGCTGACCAGCACCGAATACCGCGTTGACTCCAATCAGACGCCGGGGGCAATTCGGCCGCTGTACGGCAAGACGTGGCCCAGCCACCTCATGGATCAAAACAGCGTCACAGTCCGGTGGTGGGCTGGCTACGGTGCAGACGGAAAATCAGTGCCGCCCCAGGTCAAGTCAGCCATTCTGATGATCGTTTCGCACCTCTGGAGCCATCGAGACGCTGCCCAAGAAACGGCACTCAGCGAGGTGCCATTTGGCGTCAAGGCGATGCTCGACACGGTGCGGTGGGGGAGTTATCGCTAATGGCACTGCCAGCCGGCGACATGTGGACGCGGGTAACGATTCAGCGTGCCGCCAAGTCGCAGAACGAGGTAGGCGAAACCGTGCTGACATGGTCCGACTTTGCCACCGTCTGGGCGTCGGTGGATACGCTGTCTTCCCGTGAAATGGAGCGGTTCGCCGAGACGGTTGGGTTTATGACCCACCGGGTAAAGATCCGCTATCTGAACGGCCTGACCGGTGCCATGCGAATCATCTATCGGGATCGCACGCTGGAGATAGGCCAGATAATCGAGCACGATCGGCTGTGGCACCAAGAGATCATCTGCACGGAAAAGAGGGCTGACGGATGAGCCTGCCGGAAGCACCTGAAGCTTTCCTGTTCCAGCGACTGACCAGCCGCACGGCGGTCTCGTCCGTGGTGGCGGCGAGGGTTTTCCCACTTATTGCCCCCACTGGCACGCCCCTGCCACTGATCGTCTACCAGAGGACGGGCGTGCAGCGTGAGCAGTCGTTGACCGGGCCGATTGGCAGGCCGGTGATCACGTTGCAGTTGACGACCTACGGCACGTCCTACTCGAGCGTGAAGCAGCTGGCCCGCGAGGTACGCCTTGCGGTGGACGGGTGGACGGGCACGACGGCCGGCGTGACGATCCAGCGGACGACGATGCAGAGCGAGGCAGACGGCGTGGACATGCCGCAGGACGACCAGATGCTGCCGTATTACAGCGTCAGCCAGACGTTCGACTTCCGAGTGGAGGAATCCGTCTGATGGCAATGCCGATGGTCAAATTCGATTTCCCCGACATTGACGAATTGCGTGACGGCTTCCGTGCGCTTCCAAAGAAACTATCGGCGATCACGCAGGGGGCGGCGGTCAAGCGTGCGATGCAACCGGCCGTGGCAGCACTGAAAGCCAATTCGCCAAGAGGGCCTACTGGCAACCTTGCGAGGGCCGTCAAACTGAAGACCGTGCGGTATCCAGAAACCGGCACCGGGGCTGCCATCGTGGGCTACGTGAAGCCCGGTAGTGGCAAAAGCAAATCAGCCCAGGGCGGCAAAGTGCGAAAGGGCTCGGATCGCGCCTTTCATCAGTTTTGGATTGAGTTTGGAACGAAAGAGCGGCGAATCGTAACTCCGTCCAAAATGCGTGGCTACGTGATTGCGTCCAGCTACGACAGCCTCGGGCCTTTTGCGCTGAAAAGACAGCGAATGGTCAAGGGGGCACGCAAGGTTGTCCAGTCGTCGCCGAAATACCCAAAAGCGTTTTTCAAAGCTGCCCCGGCCGGGCAGGCGTTGGTACTGCCAGCCGTTCGAGCACAGCAGCCCGTTGCAAGAACGTGGAACCAAGTTCGGGCGCAGGTCACTGGCAGCCTAGAAAAGGAGCTGCGGCAGGGACTGGTCAACGCCCGCAAGCAGCTTGAAATCTACGCTGCAAAAAGAGCCGCAAAGTTGGCGGCCGTTGGCAAGTAACTGCAAGGCTCTGGGGCGGCGCTCCTAAAAAACAGGTAGGGCATTCCGCCCTCCGACCACAGGAGCATCCGTCATGCCAGGACCGTCTGACTCGCAGGGCAGCAACTTCGTTTTCTCGGGCAGCACCTACACTGTCACGAACGTCAGCGTGACGTTCGGCGGTGACCTGCTCGACACGTCGCACCTCGGCCTGGCGAGCGGTGCCAGCCGCACCTACGCTTCGCCTGCCCTGATCGACAACGAGATCACGGTTGACTACTACGGCACGAGCCTGATCAGCATTGGTTCGTCCGGCGCTCTGGCGTTTGCCTCGACCGCGTACACGGCGACCTGCTCGGCATCCAGCCTGACCTACGCCGTGGGCGAACTCGTCAAAGGCAATGCCACCTTCAAGGTGAAGTAGTCACGGAGGCCCGGCCGTGGCGAACTCGTCGCATGGAATGACCGTTACGTGGGGCGCAATCGCGCTCGGCGAGGTCATCAGCGTGAGCGTAGACGGCATATCCGCTGAGACCGTGGAAGTTACGCCACGCAGTCAGGCGGTGCGCTACAAGAAGTTCAGCCGGGCGGACGGTGACTACGGCACCGTCACGATGACGGTTCGCGGCACTGCTGCCATGCAGATCACCAACGTGGGATTGACCGCCACGCTATCAATCAGTGGTCCGGGTGCGTCCTGGTCGTTCGGCACCGCGATGCTCGAGAAATTAAGTTGGTCGGCCAGCGTCGGCGAGCTGCAGACAAATAGCGTGACATTCAAGATTGGAGCCTGAGTATGGGGTTGACCGAGGACATTCTTTCAGCCGATCAGTCGCAGTCGCTGAAGGTGAACGTGCCCGAGTGGTCGCGCGACGTTTACGTGCGAGTCCTGACGCTCGGAGAGTTGCAGGCGTGGGAACTGTCGTGCCTGCGTGCCAAGGGCGAGGGCGTGGACGACTTTCGCACCCGGTATCTCGCCATGGCGCTCGTGGACGCTGACGGCAAGCCGCTGTTCACCAGCGACCAGCTGAAGCGATTGTCCGGGAAGGTGGGTGCCCGGCTTTTCAAGATCGCACAGAAGCACAACGACCTAGACGACACGGAAATTCAGGACATCGGAAAAAACTGAGAGACCGGCCGCTGGACGCCTTCCCGCTGCTGCTGGCCGGTCACCTTGGCATGACGGAGCGGGAACTTGGCCAGCGGATGGACGTGGCGGAATACAGGCGGTGGCTGGCGTTTCATCGGTACGTAAATCCCTTGGGAGGCGAGTGGAGGCAAACGGCAAGGATCGTGGCCGCGACACTGGCCCCTTATTCAAGGGGAAGAACTCCGAAGGAAGACGACTTTATGCCCGTTGAACGACCGCCGATGTCGGACACTGAAATAGCGGCAGAGTTGGACAAGATTCGACGGTGATTTATGGCAACAACTTTGGCACTTGCGATGCGGGCCAGCATGTCTGCTGGTGGCGTGTCATCTGGCGCTGACCAGGCCGCCAAAGCCTTGGACAGGTTCGGCAAGCAGGCACGCCAGACCGCCCGCGACGTTTCCACGCTCAAAACCATTGAGATCGGAAAACTGATCGGCAGCGGGATATCGGCCGCAGCCAATGCGTTCCAGAACGCTGGCCGGGCCGCGCTGTCATACGCCGCGAGCGTGGCCAACGCAGCCGACTACATGAACGACCTGGCAGCGCGCACCGGCATTGGAGTCGAGGCCCTGCAGTCGCTGCAGATGGCCGGCACACTGTCTGGCGTTGATGACATCACCGGAGCCGTGCAGAAACTTGCGGTAGCCATCGGCGAGGCTGCAGCGTCGGGAAAGACAGAAGCGTTTACGAATCTCGGATTGAATTTTCAGCAGCTGCAGGCGATGTCGCCGGAAGAGCAATTCAAGGCCATACAGGCTGCAATCGCAGCGCTGCCAACAGAGGCAGAGCGTGCCGCAGCCGCCGTGAAAATTTTTGGCAAGGCCGGCGTCGAGCTGCTTCCGTTGATGAGTCAGAATCTGGCCGAAGTGGAACAACGGATGCGGCGGCTGGGTGCCATCATTGGTGCCGATCAAGTTGAAGCCATCGACTCAATGAACGACGCCTTGAACGAGACCAAAGCCATGTTTGGCGGCATCGTCGGGAACGTCGTCGGCAACTTGGCTCCGATCGTGGAATCGCTGGCGAACGACATCATGGGCATGGTGGAGTCGTTCAACGGGGTGAGCGGCTCAGGTGGCGAAGGAATCGCAAACGCAATTACCGACGCACTTCTTGACGTTGCTGAGTACATGGCCGGGATCTTGGACAACGCCATCGCCGGTTTCAACGGCTTCGGAGTGACGCTGTCTGAAGTCGGCGAAGTGTTCAAGTTTGTTGGCAACGTGTTTACGGCCGTCGCAGAAATTCTGCGGGCTGGATTCAACGGTTTTCAGGTTGCCGGCAACCTGCTTGCCCTTGGGCTCGGAAAATTTCTGGAGGGCATTGGCAGTTGGGTTTCCGAAGATCTGGAAAAGTTCGGCAGAGACATGGCGGCCAACGCCCAGCGGGAAGGGGACAAAAACTTCAACGAGGCAATGCAGGCCGGCTCAAATGCGGCCAACGCCGCCAGCGCTGCCGTATTTGGGTCTGAGGCTAGCCCTGCGTCCAGTGGGCCGGCAGGGCGTGCCGTTGCGGCTGCTCGCCAGCGGATGAACCCAGAGGAGCGGGCGAGGCGGCAGGCAGAACGTGAAAGGCGAGAAGCAGAAATGAAGGCAGCGCGCGAGGCTGCCGCAGCAGCTGCCAAGGCCGCCGATGACGCAAGAAAGATGGACAAGGCACAGAAAGAGCGTCAAAAGGAAATTGACAGAAAGCAGGAGGAAGTTGCCAAAGCATCTGAGTTCAAAAACGAAGTCGCCACACAACTGGGCAACAAATCTGACAAAGCCCTGAAAGCCAACGACATCCGCTCGAGCGAGGGCATGGCGCAGTTCATCGCCTTGGCGTCAGGCCGGGAAGATCCCGCAATTGCTGAGTACCGCAAGCAAAACGAAAAGCTGCAGCAAATCGTGGCGGAACTTCAATCCCTGCAGCAGCAACCCGTAGACATTCTGGGGGCCGCCGCATGAGCGTTGTTGGCGTGACGGAGTTAGCCCAGGTCTCGGTCAGTCGCAAATTTGGCGAGCCGCCGGTATTTCAGCGCAAATGGGTTGTCGAGGTAGACGACCCGACCACGACGCAAACGGACATTAGCAACGCTCCCGGCGTGGCTTTTCTGGCATCGCACCCTGAGGCGTACTACTGCCTTGCCATGAAAGTGGGCGTGGCCAACTACAACGGCTCGCGCTGGCACTATGAGGTGACGTGGGACTACGAGCTGCCGAAGCAGCAGAACGTAGACCCGAATCCGCTGGCGCGTGCTGACATCTGGAAGTGGGCAGTCGGTGGCCTGCAGGTTCCCGCGCTCTACTACTACGACGGCAGCACGCTGAAAGTGCTGCAGAACTCTGCGGGCGACTTCTTTGAGGGTGCCACCGTAGACATCTCGACGCTTCAGGCGTCGATCAGCGGCAACCGCCCGACATTCGACTATGGCCAAGCCACGGCCGTCACCAATACGGTCAACTCCGACACGTACCTGGGCGCGCCGCCCGGCTCGTGGAAGTGCTCGGGCATCTCAGGGCAGCCTGCCGTTGAGGTGGTGAACGAAGTCGAGATCCGCTATTGGCAGATCGAGGTCTCGCTGGAGTACCGGCCAGACAAGTGGAATCTCCTGCTGCCCAACGTCGGCTGGAACTACTTGGACAATGGCGTGAAAAAGCGTGTCTACGTACTCGACTCCGAGTCTAACTTCGTGCCTTCCTCCAACCCGCAGCCGCTCACGTCAAACGGCGGACTCAAAGTGGGTGCCCCAGACATCCTTGAGCGGCGCGTCCAGAGAGAAGTTCCGTTCAACCAATACTTCGGCACACCGACGCAACCATAAGGAGACTCACATGCCAGACATCATCTACACCGTCAACGGTCAGATCACGAAGGACGTGCTGTCCCAGTCGTTCGCAGCTTCCGGCATCACTGCCGACATGTCTGCGGCTGGCATCTCGACGCAGACGCTTTCCCCCGGCACCAACGCTGCGACCACGGCAGCCATCAGCACGGCCAACTTGTCTAGTGTGGGCCTGTTCTTCGCCCGCAACTTGTCCACGGTGAGCACGGCCACCGTGTCATTCGGCCAGCTGTCGGGCGGATCGCTGGTTCCGGCTGTCTCGCTGCGGGGCGGCGAGGCGGCAGTTGGCCGCCTGGCGGCTGGGCACTTTGCGGCACAGTCCAATTTTACCGGCACGAAACTCGTCATTACGATCGCCGAGGGCTGATGTGGGCAGTCAAAATGCCAACAACGGCGGCAAGCAGGGGGCCGGCTCCGAGTTCGTGAAGTTCTCGCGGCAGTCTGCCCAGCGAATCGCCAAGGCCGTGCGCACTGTTGAGGGCGGCAACCGGGATCAGCCGGGGATCGTGTTCGACCACCCGCTACCAAGCAGCAACGCCAAGGTCTTCCGCGTGTGCACCTTCACTGGGGCCTGGTCGATCGGCTCGAGCAAGACCGTGACGTTTCGGGGCGTGACATCGACGCCGAACACGGCGGTGGCCGTGAACGTGTTCGTGTCTTTGGCGACGGCAGCCGCCTCACGCAACTGCGCGATCGCAAGGGACGGCACGGCGTGGTATCTCATCGCTGCGGAGTGCCAGTGATGCTCCTGCCTGGATGTCGCTGCTGTGACTCGTGCGGCGACTGCGAGACGCACTCCTATTCCATTGGCGGACTGCCTCTTGGTACGTGCCGCAATCAACTGGTGCACACGCAGACAATAACGATACCGGCAAAGTTTTCCCTTCCCTGCCGCGTAAAGATTGCTGGCAGCGTGGACGACGATCTGGAAGTGAACGGGACTCGCGTACGTTACCAGTTGTCGGAGTATTCCACGACGTGCGCGGTGCAGTACGAACACATTGAGTCGGTAGAAAACTATGGGGCCAGCAACTGCCCCGGTGCACATCTCATCTACTACTGCTTTCTCTCATACGAGCGAACATTCACCATTGCGCTGTTTGATAATTTCGGCGATGCCTCAGGCTACAATCTTCAGATTTGCTTCGGTGGAAGCTGCGTTGAGCCGCCACCATTTGGTGCCTGCTGCGAGTACCCATGCGACGGGTGCACCATCGAGGTACGCCCGCAACTCAGCCAAACCGAGACAAACTGCCTCGCCCTCGGTTACGGCAGCGAGGAGTTTCCGCCGCTGAAAGTGTCTCGCACCGCTATTTTCACGGAGATGACGGGCGCGATGCCGATTCAATGGGCCACGGGATACCCGGCCGCATTGGCCGGAATGGGCATAACTAGGTATTGGATCGTGTTCGACTCAAGCGAGTCGCCGTGGTGCACGATGTGCGGCGGCGAACTGAACACGGACTTGGCAATTAAATACCGCTGGCGGCTGCTGTACGTCGATTGCGTCAACGAGTATCCGCCGAGGCTAAAGCAGCTAGGCGGCGGCTTTGAGCCGTTTGCCGGCAAAACGCAGTGGGACGGCTCTACCTATCCGGTGTCATCTGACGGCACCTGGCAGGACACCGAAGGGAAGGAAATCTCTGGCTGCCGCCCAGAGGCCACGAGCATCGACTTTCTTCCTTTTCGCGGCAACCCGTACATGACGTGCGTGCCGATCTGCTCGCAGACTCTGCTGGACGAGTGCGTCGTGGCTGGATCTGTGAATCCATCGTGGTATGAGGGCGCGACGTGCGAGGCTGTTTGCCCAACAAGAACAGACAACCCGAACCCGCTGCCATGATTACATGCCACCGGATGCACCTCGAGGCTCGCTGCCTAGAGCGTGGCTACACGCTGGAGGAGGTGATGCCCTGCGTGGTTCTGAAGATCGGCGACGAGTGGACGATCGACGTTGACCACGAGAAGTACCCCAAAGTCTCGCGGATTGTCGCCGTGCCGCCGAAGCCGGCCGGCGGCCCCGGCACGGAACTCTCCCGCCTGCTGCACAAATTTGGGATCTCGCCGACGCCGACTTGCAGCTGCCGAGCGAAGGCCGCCGAGATGGACCGCTGGGGATGCGACGAGGCGGCCAAGCCAGAGCGGATAGACGAGGTGGTCGCCGTCATGCGAGCCGAGGCTGCCGCCCGCGGCCTGCCGTTCCTTGACGCGGTTGGCAGGATGCTGGTGCGTCGAGCCATAGCCAACGCCCGCAGGGAGGAGGCCCGTCATGCCGAAGAAAAAGCCAGAGAAGGCAGCCCGCCCGCAGTTTGACGCTGAGCCGCTGGATGACGAGGAACAGCCGCCGTTCACGCTGGACGATGACGGGTACATGGTCGTGGCGAAGCCCGAGCCGAAGCCGCCGGAAAAGCAACCAGCCAAGGAGGCCCGACGTGGCAGGTGACCCCATCACGGAAATGGCCAAGAAACTGTGCCAGCTCCACCCGGACGCCCCGGCACGGACGCTGGCACGTCGGCTCGTGGAAGAGGCTAACGGTGCCATCACCCTCGGCCAGGCGAGGAATCGCATTCAACGCCAATTCGGCGTCTACGGCAAGAAATGCCGGACCAGGCCGACGCAGCCGAGAGAACCACGCCAGGCGGGCGTGATCTACGGGATGCCACCGAGCGTGGCCACGGAATGGACGCCGCACGTCATGGACGTGATCGGCACTGTGGGGATCATCTCCGACGTTCACGTCCCCTATCACTCCGAGACGGCGCTACGGGCCGCCGTGGAGTTTCTGCAGGGGCAGAACCTTTCTGGCCTACTGCTCAACGGCGACATCGCCGACTTCTACGCGATCTCTCGGTGGATGAAAGACCCAAACAAGCGTGACTTCAAGGGCGAGTTGAACGCCGTCCGAGAGTTCCTCGGCTGGATTCGCTCGACGTTCCCAGAGATCCCAATCGTTTACAAGGCGGGCAACCACGAGGAGCGCTGGGCTCACTGGCTGTGGCAGCACGCCGCCGAGATCTCTGATGACCCGAGGATGTCGCTCGTGTCGTGGCTCGATTTGGGCAAGCATGACATTGAGTGGGTTGAGGATCAGCGGCCCGTGATGCTCGGCAAGTTGCCAGTGCTGCACGGCCACGAGCTGCCGAAGGGAATGGCAGCGCCCGTCAACGTGGCCCGAGGTGCGTTTCTGCGGACGCTCTCGACGTGCCTCGTTGGCCACTCCCACAAGACTTCAAACCACGCCGAGGCGGATATGTGGTTCCGTGAGACGGCCTGCTGGTCTACCGGCTGCCTCTGCGATCTGCGGCCAGAGTACGCCAGGGT